TACTACAAATAAATATATTGAAATACTATAAGGAATGAGTAACAAACCTTTAGAATCTTTATTATCAAAGATGCGTCCTAAACCAGATATTTCGGAACAAATGATAAAGGAGGTAAGGGTAATAAATGTGCCTGTTGCAGAAAAAGCAAAAGAAGAAGTTGCCATCCAAAATGTGGAAATTGCTGATTCACGTCAGAAAAACGCTGATTTTGATATTGCTGAATTGAATCAACGACTTTTACAAAATAAATTGACCAAGGTAAGAGAGGTAATAAAGGGTCCTGTTATAGAAGCCGAAGCCGAAGCCGAGGAAACAATCATTATAAAACCCAAAGCTAAAAAACTTAAATCAAAACCGACCTTGAAATTGGTGGATGAATTAGAAGGCGAACTTAGACCGGCTATTGAGGCAGTTGATTTGGACCAACCCCAGCTTGAACAAGCAGAAGCAGAAGCAGAAGAGGCAGAGGTGGAACAATCCACTAAAAAACGTCGCACTCCAAAACCCAAGAAAGGAGTGGCTGAATTGAGTCCTGAAGAATGGGTGGATATTGATGGACAATCTGTTATAGAACGACTTCCAGCAAAGAGTGTCCAAGTGAATTACAAGGTGAGTAGTTATTATATGAACAATCGCGAGGTCTTCATCAGTTTTATTAATTCTTTGATGGAGCCTTATCGTAATGAGGTGTTAGATGAAAGTGAACCTGTCACTTGTGAAACCCTCGGTAATTTAAGTGAAGATGTAACATTATTAACTCACCAAAAAATTGTACGAGACTACTTGAATTTGTATACACCTTATCGTGGTCTCCTTTTATATTTTGGTTTAGGTGCGGGTAAGACGCTTTCATCTATTGCAATTGCCGAGGGAATGAAGAGCTCTAAAAAGGTCATAATTATGTTACCGGCCTCTCTTCGCCGAAATTACATAGAGGAGCTTAAAAAAGGCGGTGATCCTCTTTATAGAAAAAATCAGTATTGGGAATGGATATCAATATCAAAATATCCAGAAGCATTGGAAACATTATCAAGCGTCCTCAATTTAACAGTGGAATTTATTAAAAAGAAGAAGGGAGCGTGGCTTGTGAATGCCAAAGAACCTCAAGCCAACTATCAAGGTCTCTCTAGTGATCAAAAGAGAAGTTTGAATGAACAATTGGAGGAGATGATATCTGCAAAATACCAGTTCATCAATTATAATGGTTTGCGTCGCGATAAATTTGCAACAATGTCCAACAACTTTGAATCCAACATTTTTGATGATACAGTAGTAGTTATTGACGAGGCACACAACTTTGTTAGTCGTATTGTGAATAAGTTGACCAAGGAAAAAGAGATTCCAACTGATAAAACCGGAAAGAAAGAGCACGTCAGTGTATTTCTCTCTTTAATTATGTATGAAATGCTTTTAAGAGCAAATAACGCCAAGATTGTCTTATTATCTGGAACCCCTGTTATTAACTATCCAAATGAACTCGGAATTATGTTTAATATATTAAGAGGCTATATCAAAACGTGGGAAATCCCATTAAATATTAAAACAAGTCAAAAAATTAACCAAGCCGAAATAGAACGCATATTCGCTAGTGAAAAACTCCACGACTATATTGAATATAGTGCGTCCAATAAAAAGTTGATGATCACACGCAATCCATTCGGTTTTGAAAATAAGGTGAAAGAAGATGGAAGTTATCACGGTGTTACAAGTGATCAGAAAAAGAGGAAAGATCCTCAAACGGGTAGAAATGTCTTTTATGAACGTGGCCAAGAATCTGATGCGGACTTTGAGAGAAAGATAATTCGTATTTTAAGGGATGCAGGAATTGAAGTCATCTTCGGGGAAATGCAAGTACATAATTTCAAAGCTCTACCAGATAAGTTAGATGAGTTCTTGTCATTGTTTGTTGACTCTGAAAAAGGTGGTATCAAAAATAGCGATCTGTTTAAACGCCGTATTTTAGGTCTCACTTCTTATTTCAAGTCAGCACAAGAAGAGCTTTTACCTAGATACGAGAAGTTACCGGATTTCAAGGTTATTAAGGTTCCTATGAGCGATTATCAGTTTGTTGTTTATGAGTTGGCGAGAGAAGCAGAGAGAAAACAGGAAGATCAAAACAAAAAGAAGAAGGGCAAGGTAGGCCCCGACGGTATTTTCAAAGAACCCAGTTCTACATATCGTATTTTCTCACGTCTTTATTGCAACTTTGTGATGCCAAGGCCACCAGGTCGCCCAGTTCCAATGAAATCAGGAGAAGAATCTGAGCCTTTTATCTGCCCAAGCGAGTCATCATTAGATCTGGGTGCCGATCTTGAATTAGACCAATTTTATGCTAAAGAACACGAAGAAGGTCAATATGAAGTTCTAGAAAATGGTATGGAAGCTTTGAAAACAGTTCCAAAAAAAAGAGAGAATCGTGATTTGACAGAAGAAGAAGACCTTGAAGAAGATGGTGATGCAGTGTTAAATCAGGTTGGCGACAGAGAATACCCTGCACGTATAGACGCAGCATATGACTGTTTAAAAAAGAACGCGGCCAAATATTTGAGTAAATCCGCATTGGAAAAATATAGTCCTAAGTATTTACATATTTTGGAGAATATTGAAGATCCAGAGCATTTAGGTAATCATTTGGTTTACAGTCAGTTCAGAACTTTGGAAGGTATTGGTATTTTCACTCTTGTATTGGATTATAATGGGTTTACACGATTCAAAATAAGGAAGGATGCAAATGGTGATTGGGAACTAGATATTAGTCCTGAGAATCGTGGTAAACCTACTTATGCTCTTTACACAGGTACCGAATCGGCCGAAGAAAAGGAGATGGTTCGTAATATTTATAATGGAGACTGGCCAGAAGGTAGCAAACTTACAGAAGAACTCAAACGCATTTCAAATAACAACAATATGGGAGAGATCATCAAAGTGTTTATGATTACAGCATCTGGTTCAGAAGGTATCAATCTTCGTAATACGCGTTATGTACATATTATGGAGCCTTATTGGAATCCAGCTCGTATTGATCAAGTAGTAGGACGTGCACGTCGTATTTGCAGTCACAAAGCTCTTCCTCAGGCACTTCAAACAGTGGAAGTGTTCTTGTATTTGATGACATTCTCTCCACAACAAATAGAAAGTGATGGTGCAATAGAATTGAAACTCAAAGATAAGAGTAAGAAGAAGTATCAGATTGCTCCAGGTAGTTCTAGGATGGAAGAGATCCCTTTTACAAGTGACGAAGCTCTTTATGAAATTTCAAATATCAAGGAAGAAGTATCAGAGAAACTGATGACTGCAATCAAGGAATCGTCTATTGATTGTGCTATTTACTCACGTGCTGGAGCCAAAGAGCAACTGCATTGCTTGGCATTTCCTGATGCAAAAACAGTTGACTATTCATATGTACCTTCTCTCAAAAAGGAGGAAAAGGATAGTAGTCAGGTTATGAATAAACAATTGATTGAATGGACTGGTGTAGAAGTAGAGATGAAAAAGAAGATCTACATTTCACGAAAAATAAGAGAAAACTTTTACTACATTTATGACTATGATAGTTATAAACGTGCACTTGCAGATCCAAGGGTTGAACCTACACAACTAGGCACTCTTGAAATTAATAAAGAAGGTAGACCAGTTTACAAAAAAATATAAGGTCATTCCAGATAGATATCATTTGAAAATTTATAAAATTAATGAAACTAATTTTTAGATTTATTGTTCAAAATAATAAATCTAATTACTATTCAGCGTTCTTGACGTTTTTTGTGAATATAAAGAGAAATGCAATCATAAATGTTTTCACCAATTTCTGAAACTTCAAATAATCGTCTATTTCTTGCAACGTAATTGATCTGTGTGCAAGCCCCATTTTTTGTTTTCTTATAATACTCATTTCATTTTTGACACTGTTTTTGTAAAGATAACTGATGAATCCAATTAAAGTCAATGACATTGCTTCAGATAAAGAGGTTTCACTAAGATAATGAGTAAGGTCTGTATTTTGTATTTGATACACGAAAGTTTCTGCTTTAACAAGGTCATCGTATAAAACCTTGACAATCCCGCTTTTGATTGCATCAGGCTTTTTACTTTCTTTGGACAACTCTTTAGACAAGTCTTTAATGATATGTCTCTTTTCAGGAGTGACAATTTTATAAGTATCTATAGATTTGTCTCCTGCAAAGTCCCAACCCACCTCTCCACAAGACCAGTCCTCATAATAATATACCTCTTGTGGATTGTTAACAATCTTGATATATTTGTCAATTCTGGGCTTAAAAATATTTTTAATATTTAGATTGAACGCCATAGAGGTTTGATAGTAAAAACCTAAAATTGATAAAGAAAGTAATAGCCAATTGAAATTCATTTGTTGTAACTGTATTATATTATACTATTCTTTTATATCTCTAAAATTTATTCAATTTTTTTCATAACTCTCTCAAAATTTTCTAGAATGGTCATAATCTTGTCTATTTTTTGATTTATGGTCACAACATCATCTTGTAATGTCTTTATTTTTATTGAATAACTTTCTTGTAATTTTTGATTATCTTGATTATCTTGATTATCTTGATTTTCTTGACTATATTGATTTTCTGATAACTGTAGGGTTGGTTTCATCTTTAATTTGGAAAAAATATTAGGTAACTGGCTAGTTGTCTTTATAGTCTCTTGACCTTGAATCTCTTGAATATCAAATGTCAAATTCTCGCCCCACGTAACGTGTTTGTCTATAGTTTTATTTTCTTCTATCGTATTTATTGGTTTTTGAGTAGGGGGTGCTGCTCTAATTGGTAACTTTTCTGCCTTGACAGATGTTTCTTGTGGTTGTAACCACTTTTCTGCTTCTTGTGGGTTCATATGCTGACTGTGTATTTGATCTATATCATAATTGCGCTGTGCTAATGTCTTGGCGATTAAATCTTCCATTTCACTTATAGGTTTATCTATAGTTCCGATCTTGAAGTTGGGCACTTCTGGAACAGCATTGGCCATTGAATTTTCAAAGTCGCGTTGTTTGAGTTTGAGCTCTTTTTCAAAAGTAATGCGTTTATTATTTTGAATTTCTTCAAATGTAATTAATTCAGGTTCTAGTTCCAATTGTTGTTTTATAGGAACTATTTGACTTGATGATGAGTGTGTGTTTACATTTTGACTCTCCAATGATCCCACATAATTCGTTATAAAAATCTTATTCAAATTCAGACAATCAATTTTCTCATTTTTCTGTAGTACCATAATTTCAATAAATTTGCCTACTTTAAATAAAAAATCTAATTTCAAGTTGTCTATATTTTTTGATTTATCATTTACATCAACAATGATTTCCCATAGCAAACCAATGTTTTCATTGCTTTTAAATTCCTCAATTGTCATAAATTATATAACTTTTATTTTTTATATAATTTATTGTTCATAATATGTATTTGTTTGTTTGTTTGTTTGTTTGTTTGTTTGTTTGTTTGTTTGTTTTATAAATCTTCATTGAAATATATCTTACGGAATTGTTGCATATATTTATCATTCAATATATGCGTTTTCAAATATTCTCCAGTAATTTTGTCTTCTAACATATGGACAATAAAATATATGCTATAAATGCCACATTCTGTATTACCGTATTGATGTTCCACTGGATAATTCTTATCAAATTTGAAATATATTGGAGTGCTCATTTTTTCACCCTCGTCAATAATGCGGTTTACCAAGGTCTGGACCTGAGGTTTTATGTCATCTCCTGCGCTATCAAAATAAAAGATTTGTCCTTTCATAATATTAATAAACATACTTATCCAGTGCTCTCCACCTTTATTATGAGGATCTGTATTAAATATTATTCCTATTTTTGTTTTCCCGTTTTTCATTTGATCTTCAACGCTGAAATTACATAGTTCATCCCAAACACATTCCCCATACATTTTTTTGACATCAAAATCAATTGGAGATGGTCCAATAAATTCAAAACATTTGTATGTTTTTTCATATTGTTTCATCACATCCAATATTTCCATACTAGAAAGCCAAGTGTTAGGTTTTTTCTTCCATTCTTTTGGTGACTCGGGAGCGAAAGAGTCTTTGAGTTCTTTGTTTAATTTACCATCCACAAATTTCTGTTTTAACCAACATGACTCTTTATTACATACTCCTTGCATTTTTTGTTTCAATGATATCCAGATCTCTCTGGTATCGTTTGTATTTATTATTGCATCAGGATGCCTGGCATTCCAAAGATCTCTTAACTTGTATAATGTTTCGTCTTCATAACAAGAAAAGTCCTTGGTTTTTTCTTTTGTTTTGGGACTACACTGAAGTTTAATCATTTCACCTTTTTTTTGAAGGCGTTTAAACTCAATATTTGCATCTATAGATGGAACAGGCATTTGTTTTCTAGTTTTTTTATGGGATTTTGAACGTTGGCTTTTCTTATTTTTTTTATTATATTTATTCCATTTTTTATTTTGTTTTTTTGTCTTTGTTGCCTTCCTTGTCATAAATACTAGATAGATTATTCTTTTATTTGATTTTATTCTTGTCTTTCTCTTTTTGTTTGTCCTTGTCTTTCACCTTGATACCCTTTTTCTTTAACTTCGGGTCTTTCAAATCAATGGATTTCTCAACTGGTAAGACTTCTTTTTTAATAGTTTGCGTGCTTTTTCGTTTCACCAACTTTTCCAATGAGTTTGGTTCAGTTATTTTAATAGAACGCATTAAAAGTTGATCTGCTTGTTCCACACTATTTATAGCATCCACATTCAATGCTGGGTCTGTTGCAATTTCACTATTTGAATTTAGCAAACCAATATAGTCTTCTTGTACAATATCGGTTTTATCTAAATTTTTGAAATACTCAATACAGACTCTTGAATAAACATCAAATGCCATATGTAGGTCTTTATTATAAGTTTTGATTTGTTGTAGATTTTGGGATTCTTGACTATCTTTTTCGCCTTCAGATGAAGATGATAAGAGTTGTTTTGTTAGATCGCTGATTCTTTTCCTATAAAAACGCTTATCTTTCCTATATTCTCTCTGCTTCTCACTGCTATTCTTTTCTAAATATTTACCATATGCATCTTTATTCAAAAAATATTCTAAGGATAACTCCTCTATTGTACGATTTTTTTCGGTCATATTATAGCATACCCTTTAATTTTTTTATTTATAATTTAATATAATTTAGTATAATTATATTATATAATGGTTCGTCAATATAACGATTCAAATGGTAACCCAATGCAAAAAATGAGGTATTATATTGTTGATGAAAATAAAATGAAGTACATCAAACCTTTAAGAAATGGTCAATATTTATTTATTTGGAAAGATCCTAGTGGAAAAAATAATGAAATGAAATTTGATGCTTTTGACACAGGCATTTTTCTAATGGATGAACAACCTGATTCAACTGATAATGAATTATCAACTGATTATGAAACTTCAGATGATGACGGCGAAGGTGAAGGTGTTAGAGTTAAATCCAAGAAATCCAAGAAATCTAAGAAATCTAAGAAATCCAAGAAATCTAAGAAATCTAAGAAAACTAGAAAAAACAAACATTAATTTTATTTATTCAATTTGTTGTTTATTTGTGCCATTGTTTGGTTTTGTTGTTGTGGGTTTTGACCCTGTTGTTGTGGGTTTTGACCCTGTTGTTGTGGGTTTTGACCCTTAGGTTTAACCTTTTCTTTGGTTTCCTCTGGAATCTTCACAGCATAACCACATTCATCATAAACAACATCCTTCAATTGTTGACGGGTATGATTCATAAAAAGACCGTGGGCAAGATCCTCTGAATTTGGATCAAACTCATTGAACTGCTCTTTTGCGAAAAGTCCTGGAAATGGTTGATAACAATTTGCGCTCTTGTCAGGCTTAAAACTGAATTTATATAAGTCACTATTACTGCTAGGTACATATACAGATTGACTGCATTCTTGAAGTGCATAAACTTGGTTTCTTAAAACAGACTCGTTATTTATATTACTAGCGAAACCAGACCAAGGAGATTGTGTATTACCTGGGTTGAAAACATTGTGGACATTAAATACTGGTTGTTGATCAAGTGGAACATTAATAGGTGCTCTGGGGTCAACAATAGGCATCAAAGAATATTTTGTCATTACTGGACGGACGCTTAAATAAGGCTGTAAGAACTGAGATGGTACATTTCTATCATAAATTTTTCTGTTAATATCATTTGTTATTTGTGAAGCAGATTCTTGTTCCGAGTAAACAGCTATTTTGGGTGTACTTGTCATTAATATTAAACAATATAATATTTTCTAAGGTTATTTCTTATTTGAATAATCAAAACAATATAAAGATTTTTACAACTATTGTAATAAGTCTATCAAATGTGCGGTATTTTTGCTTTATTGAACAATGAAAATAATTTCACAAGTTCTTTTGTTGAAGAACAATTTTATAAAGGGCAATCTCGCGGTCCAGAATATTCTAAACTAAAACACGTAAGTATTAAAACACAATTTGGGTTTCATCGTTTGGCAATTAATGGACTGAATCCAAAGTCCAATCAACCACTTGTAGATGGGGACATTAAATTAATATGTAATGGAGAGATTTACAACTACAAAGAACTCTATGAAATGCTTGACATTGAACCAAAGACGGACTCAGATTGTGAAATCATTATTCATTTATATAGAAAATTCGGTATGGAATACACTTTACATTTATTAGACGGCGTTTTTGCATTTGTTTTATGTGATAATAAATTAGGTGATGAAGATGCACAATTATATCTTGCTAGAGATCCGTATGGAGTGAGACCTTTATATATAATGGAGCCAATTACAGATAATACCAAGAACCAGATAAATGTAATTGCAATTGCATCAGAACTAAAAGTACTTTCTGACTTCTGTAAACAGTTTCCAAATAAGTTTACTGTTGAACATTTTGAACCTGGAACATTTGCAAATTATTCTCAAAAATTCAAGGTGAATGCAAAATGGGAATTTGCTTATCAGAAGCGCTATCATTCTGTTGGATTCAATAGGAATTCTTGTATTTTCAATGGAACTAGTCAGTTTGATACATATATTAAGGGCATTCAACATTATCTTCAAGAGGCTGTCAGAAAGCGGGTTCTTGTTACTGATCGCCTTGTTGCCTGTCTTTTATCAGGTGGTCTGGATAGCAGTCTTGTCACAGCACTTGTTAATGAAGTACATAAAACAGTTTCAACTCAGAAGTTAGAGACTTTTAGTATTGGACTAGAAGGATCAGAGGATCTGAAGTATGCCCAAATTGTTGCAGACTATCTTGGTACAAATCACACCGAAATATTACTGACTGAACAAGAGTTTTTAGATGCCATTCCAGAAGTTATAAGAGTCATTGAAAGTTATGATACCACTTCTGTTAGGGCCAGCATTGGAAACTATTTACTAGGCAAATACATTTCGCAAAATAGCGAAGCCAAAGTGATTTTCAATGGAGATGGTTCAGACGAGCTTTGTGGTGGTTATTTGTATATGCATAAGGCACCTAGTGCGCTAGATTTTGACTACGAATGTATGCGTTTGTTAAAAGATATTCACGCATTTGATGTTCTGAGGTCGGATAAATGTGTATCATCTCACGGACTTGAACCAAGAACTCCATTTTTAGATCGTAGTTGGGTGCAGTATTATTTGGGCATAGAGCCAAAATGGAGGTATCATCCTGGACAAAATAATTGTGAGAAATGGCTTTTAAGAACTTCGTTTTCAGAAGAGAATTTTTTGAACAAAGAAGGTCTGCCATTATTGCCGAAAGAAATTCTTTGGAGAAGGAAGGAGGCATTTTCGGATGGAGTCAGTAAACAGACTAGGTCACTCTATGAAATTATCCAACAACATATTAGTGAGAATTGTTGTATTGAAACTTACGAGCTTTTTGATATGGATAGTAGTTTGAAACATAATGAACCAAAGACATTAGAACAACAATATTATAGGAAAATTTTTGAATCACATTATCCAGATATGGCAAATGTTGTTCCCTATTTTTGGATGCCGCGTTTTGTTGAAGCTACTGATGCAAGTGCACGAACATTGGACTTATACAAAACTTCAGGAACTTCAGAGTTAGAGTTAGACTAAGAGACAGTCAGAGGTATAATTCAATATAATATAAAAAATAATAATGAAATAATATATACATTATTATGTTTTTGAAAGGTCTTTATAAAATACAAAATCAATTATTTGACGCGTTTATTATTTTTTCATATGTAACATATGGTCTTATTTTGTTTGGATTTTCCACAAATGCACCTAAATATTTAAATCATATGGATTCTTACGTGCAAATTTATATTAGTTTATTTTTGATTATTCGGTTTAATCCTTTACGAAAAATTGTATTTACTGATTTGGATAGAAAGATCGGATTTAGCGCAGGACTATTTTTGTTTGCAACCACTACTATCAATCACTTTATGATTAACTATTTTGATAATTTGAAAAAAAGGGTTTTTAAAAATAAAAAGTCAGAAATAGATACCAACCCGAATCTCAACCCCAATTCCAATAAAAACTCAGTAGAAAACTTAGATCCTGTAAAAGCCTAGTTTGGCAGTTTTCTTCCTTTTATTCTTATTATTTCTATTACTTTTTGTTGTCGGTTGCAAATGCTTTTTACTAAAAAATTTCTGTAAATGGACCATTGTTTTTTTTGTAATAATTTTATCAATATCATAGTCTTGTTGATTTTTTGTCACATAAATGAAATCAAAATTATTCATAGCATTTTTCATAAAATCACTGAAATAGTCATAATCACCATCTTGTACAAGAGACTTCCCGACTTCACTAGAAATAAAACGTTGTATCATAACGTCGTATGTTAAATTGTATACATATGGTTTTAATTTAATGTAATAAACGTTATGATTATTCATCTCAGGATGGTATAAATCATCAAGAAAACATATTTTTGTATTGAGTGGAATTTTTGTACACCTTATAAAATCGTGGTATGTTTTATCGTGAGTCGTTCTTCCTATTTCCACTTGTTTTCCATTTACTTTGAATGCGCAAATGATTTGATCAAATAACTTGAATTTATGTAGGCTAGTTCTTTGTTCAAAATATTCTTTAATAAATTGTGCCCATTCTTTAGGTCCTTGATTATTTGTGTAAATCATTACACCTTTACACGATCCTCCACTTTTTTTATGTTTTAAATAATTCAGTATTGATATTATATTTGGACGAATAAACTCTGGATACAAATCCAAAACTTGATTAAAATATTGTTGTCCCAATTTTTGTGGCATTTGTCCATCAGTTGTTTTTGACTTTATGTATGCATTTAACGAGTCCCAAAAGACACCAAATTCTACAAAATAACCAAGCGTCTCATCCATATCAAATACTACTATTCTTGGTATATTTTTATCTTGCTTGTCTTGTGTTGTCATCTAAAATAATAATATATTTTAAAAAATACAGAAAGAAATATTGTTTTGCATTTCAAAACTTTATTACTCAAATAATTATTTTATTTGTATAATTTATACTTCCTTCTAAATGAGTTATAGTTTAAATGACAATGATTATAAAAAAATATTACAATATTATGAATTAGATATACCCAAAAGTAGTAGAATGCTGAAGAAGAAAGCAGAAGATATTATTGGATTGAAGTTGTGCTCTTGTATCAAAAAAGTAGGGGTTGTAAATGAACCAAAGAGTATTGGGACTTGCACAAAAGCTGTTATCAATCGCAAAGGTATGAATCGCGGAAAATTCACTTGTAAGAAACAAAGAAAAATAGTTTTGACAAAGATTAAGAAGGATACACTTTCTATTGGAAAAAAAAAATCAAATAAAACGAAAAAGTATAGATTAAAATAATATCATAATTTAATATGCAAAGACATGAAGAAATTTATGATATTATTATTGTTGGTGCTGGTATTTCAGGACTATACAGTGCATATAATATTTTGAAAATGTTTCCGAAAATAAAAATTTTAATACTTGAAGCCTACAAGAAAAAATGGTTTGGAGGTCGCACTGGAAATGCGGATTTTTATGGCACATCAGTTGTCAAAGGTGCCGGAATTGGCCGCAAAAATAAAGATCACTTATTGATTGACTTATTACACAACTTGAAGGTCCCTTATTCAGAGTTTAGTGATTATAAATATTATGCAAATACAATTCACCCTCCTTGTAATGTGAAAACGGTTATTGGAATGTTACAAAGAGTTTTGAAAGAGAGAAAACAAACTGGAATTCATCCTACTTTCAAACAATTTGTATTACCACTTTTAGGTCCAAAAAACTATAATCATTTAACAACCTGTTTGGGTTATACCGACTACGAACAAGAAGATGCATATGATGTAATTTTTAATTATGGATTTGATGATAACTATGGCAAAGAAACTAGTCTTTTGATTCCTTGGTCCAATTTGACTCATAATTTGGCGCAAGCGATTGGAGAGAAAAAGATTGTTTTTTCTAGCAAGGTTATTTCTGTTAAAAAACCAGATTGTGGTGTTTTTTTGTTGAAACTGGAAAATGGTAAAAACTATTTATGTAATAAGGTCATTATTGCTACAACTATTAAAAGTATTGTTGAACTATTACCTCAGTTTCCCATTTATAAACAAATACACGGATACAATTTCTTGAGGGTTTACGGTAAGTTTGACGTAATTTCTTCAGCTATAATGAGCAAATATGTAGCTGGATATACTATTGTTCCTGGACCCCTTCAAAAAATCTTACCAGTTAATTCAGAGAAGGGGGTTTATATGATTGTTTATGCAGATAACAAAAATGCTGAATTTTTTAAAGACAGAGGTTTACTTGAAAATACTTCTAAAAATCGGGAAACATATTGTTCTCTTATATCTCTTGCACTAGGTATGAACGAAAAAGAATCTGAAATGCTTCATTTAATTAGCATTAAAGATTTTTATTGGCCGATTGGAACACACTATTGTCAACCATTGAATACAAATCAATATAAGAATAGGCGTGAATTTTTGAAAACTGCTCAACATCCGATGCATAATATGTTGGTGGTTGGTGAAGTGGTTTCTAATGACCAAGGCTGGGTAGAAGGGGCACTGGATAGTGTTCATAAAGTTGTTAACAGGAAATGGGTTGGAACATAATGGGTTGGAACATAATGGGTTGGAACATAATGGGTTGGAACATAATGGGTTGGAACATAATGGGTTGGAACATAATGGGTTGGAACATAATGGGTTGCTACATAGTTGGCAATATTCTTTAAGCTCCGATACCAAAACGTCGTTGCCTTTTATTGTATTCTTTTATGGCCTTTTCTAGTTCTTCTAATCCGAAATCCGGCCAGTAAACATCCGTAAAATAGAACTCCGAATAACTTAACTGCCATAATAAGAAATCGCTGATACGTTGTTCTCCGCTTGTCCGAATAATTAGATCTGGATCTGGTATGTCTGTAACATATAAACATTTTTGGAAATTATCAAAGGTTGGTTCAAGACCTTTCTCTACAATAGTCTTACAAGCATTAACTATTTCGGCTCTTCCAGAATAATCCAAACATAAAATAATTGTTTTTTCGCAATTTTTTGTTCGTTCCATTATTTTTGTCAATAAATTGCGTAACTTTTTGGGTACCCTATCAAGCCTTCCTTGAACTATAATTCTGTATTTGACTTGTTCTTTCATATAAAGCTTCATTTTCCTATAAATAATATCAAATATATTCTTGATCTCTTCTTCCGGGCGTTTCCAATTTTGCTCAGCAAAAACATAAAATGTTAAATATTGACTACCATTAGAAAAACAATTGTAAAATATGTCTTCTAAATTATTGCTGCCATTCATATGCCCATAAAGCCTTGTTTGATTCCTTTTTTTAGCCCAGCGCCCATTTCCATCCATAATAAAGGCAATATGTTTAGGATATTTGAGTTTTTCATTTGTTATAATATTTTTATTACTAGTTACTAGTTTTGCTGTTTTATAAATAAATAATAATAACAAGACAATAATTGCTATTATAATAATTAATTTACAAATATCAGTAATTATTTTTAACATAATCTATATAATATTTGTATTCAAAATATAAATACGAATATTACTTGTTTCACTCTTTTGTTTCACTCTTTTGTTTCACTCTTTTGTTTCACTTAACAATGATTTGAATATTTTCTGATAACTTACTATTACCCAAAATCATCTTTACAAAAACAATTAGGATTTTGAATAATACTAATACGAGGAGCATAAAAATCCATTGCAATGTGATTTCAGGTCTGAGTATTTTTCGTTCTTTCCTGTAATTAATCGGTGTAATATTGTTTATTAAGTCTACAAAACAAGAACCAGTATGATGATCCTCAATAACAGAAACTGGGCAATCTCCGAATGAAAAGTTGATGAAAAGTATAATAAGTTGAATTATCCCGAGAGAATATAATATAAACAAGTTGTCTGTTGCCAATATGATAAACATTGTTATAAACAAAATCGCTGAATGCAAAACAGACATTAAACCACCAATAAACAAATTTCCTATACTCATAGTTGATCCCATATTAATAAACCTAGTGAAAATAAACCTTCAATAAACTTTCAAATAAAATATTTTGTTAATATATGAAGAATAGTAGCAAGTCTCATAAAAACTTTCATTTTTCTTCCAATCAGAAACATATTCACAAGGGAAAAAAGACTATAAGAAAGGTAGTGATTATTAACGGAAAAGGTTATAAAAGTGTTGCTCGTTACCATAAGGGTAAGCATATTCATACTGCAAGAAAACCACTTAATTTAATGGAGATAGGTCGCATTAAACTTTGTAAGTTTATTCCTGGGTTATTTAAGGATTGTGAAAAAAATAATAAAACTAAAAAAAATAGGCATTAATTAAATATTCTCTTGGACTACCACAAATTGTTATAGTACTCAGTTTTTTTTTCATCTTCTAAATTTCTTAAATTAACCTCTAGTCGGTATATTTCTTTATGTAGTGAAAATGGTAATAAAAATGGATTAAAATACAATCCTATTCCAAAAAATCCATAACATACTGAAGTCAGATACAAATAATTTTCTTTATTTTCTTTATTTTTATATTTGTCAAGATTGTATTTATAAGAGTTTATTCCACGAATAAATCCTAATCCACACCAACTACTGTAACACATTACTGGTAAAAACTTTTGAAAATTCATTTATTTAGTTATTAGATATGTATTTATGCTGTTTGAATATATTACATTACAAAATGTGCGTTTTGAATTAGAAGAGGCTCTAAGACAGCGTGTCCAATGCATATAATAATACCTTCTCCTGATCACTCAACTTTTGGAAAATTAAACACTCGTCCAATTTTATTTGATAGTGTTTTTTAGCAAAATTCTTACAATTCAAAAGCACACCTTTATCAGTCACGTTTACCTCGCTCAGAATTGCGCCACTTGTCAAATATATTTCGTTAGGATCTTTCAATGGTATCCACCTGATAAATCCCCCTACTTTTAGATCGTTCATTTCATCTATATATATGTATTCCTTCAACTTATTCATAATAGTAACTAGATCTTCTTTAGAAAGTTGAAGTTCTTTTAATATTTCAAATTTCATTGATTTTATTTTGGAATTATTTAGTTTAAGGAACTTATTGTTATTTTCATTGTCAAGGGCCTTTAGTAAATTTTGCACATCCATAATATATTTCATTAATAGTTTTTTAATAGTTTTTTCAATAAATTTAGAAGAATTTTTCTATCCAGGACTTTACTATTTCAAAATATTATTTTGTTTGTTTATTATATAATGGCCCCTAGATCTCGTCACCAAAGTCGTCAAGCACGCCGTCAACGCACTCAACGCCGCCAACGCGGACAACGCCGTCAACGCACTCAGCGTCGCGGTCGTGGTCGCAGCCAACGCCGTATGTAAATCAACCTACTCCCTTCGGGTAAAGGTTGAGCCAAATATTTTTGGTTAGGTGTTTTATAAAAAATTATCATTTATTTTGAATGATAATTTTATAATTTGAATTACTTAGTGTATTTAAAAATTAGACCAGGCAGAACCACCTAAGGCCTCATTTGCCGCCATTATCATACCTCCTCCATTCTGGAATCCTTCTCCACCAGGAGTTGCTGCACCTACTAGAGGGTTCGCATCATTTCTGTACATTGAATTATAATCTGGCATTTGTTGTTGTGATGATTGGTCTTGTGGCAGCTGATTGATTGGAGTACTATCTGTGTAAAGAGACTGTGTCATTGCAGCTGCATTAGAAGGAGGCTGTGACTGTGAAATGGGTTGGCTCACTTTTACATTTCCGGATGACCCTTTCTTCTTCTTATTATCCTTTTTACCCTCCCATAATTCCATTAGACGATCTACTAAAATGCTGACCTTCTCTCCCAATTTGGTTTGAAGACTCAATGTGATGACTAATACGGCTAAAATAATATAAGTGACGCTGAATTCAGGATATTTAGATCCACTATAAGTAGGAATAAATGTAATAATACGATTGGTCAATAAAATTCCCAAAAACATTACAATAATTTGGATTATTATTTCTGCTAAAAGTTCAAGACTTCCCTTTTCGTCATCTGCCTCTGGAACAAAACGCTGCATTGCTTTATTCAAAATGACAATTGGGATAATTGCAATTAATGAATATTGAATAATATTCAGGATTTCTGATTTTGATTCATCCTCAAAATTGAAAACATGCTTGAAAAATCCTGGTTTTGATGAACTTGATGATTCGCTCAAACTATCCATATATGATTTATAAAAAGAAATTAAAAATCTTGAAGCAATATTATTATTGTTCTTATATTATTCTCATTATCTCTTGCTCAAATATTCATTAATAATTATTATCCCGAAAAGCAACAGTGATAGTAAATGTACTATGGCGTGAATATTTGTTGCCAAATTAGCATTACTATCATTATCATTATCACTACTTATAAACTTTTTGATAATTTTACTTGAAATATACAACAACATCATGAATGCAACAATACTCAATGTTATAAGTTGAATATTTTTATTTTGTATTTTAAGACCATAGTAAATATAAATTGCAGCTGAAAATAACATAATAGTGCGATCAAGATTTTTTGCAGTTTTGCTACTTATCCCGTGGTTGATAATAGACGTAATAATTCCAATATAAGTAATTATGTAAAGAGGTAATAATGTAGGATTATAAAAATAAATAGAAATAGCAATAATGATACTGCCTATTATAATAGATGAATAAAATAAGGCTATGTTCATATATTATGTCTTGATAATTATTGTCTCCTATTGGTTTTCTTGTGATGTTTCTTGGATTTCTTGTGATGTTTCTTGGATTTCTTGTGATGTTTCTTGGATTTCTTGTGATGTTTCTTGGATTTCTTGTGATGTTTCTTTCTATATCCCCTTGCAGTTGTATGTGGACCAGCAGTAATTTTTATACCTGGATGGTCAACTGCATTATAGCTTGGAGGAAACTCATACATCTCTTGAGCTGCACTCTGACTTGCTTTTCTCTCTTCTCTTTGTTTCTTTTTCAAAATTTTTGAAAATTTTGGACCAAACAAATTAATACTTGACATTATTATAAAATAATATGATATAAAAATATATTTTACTGTTTTATATATAATGATCAAGTCTTTTAAAGAGAGATTGCCTGGACCCAACAAAGAAGAACAACAATATTTGCAACTGATTAGAGATATTTTGGATCAAGGAGTCCTAGAATCTGGACGAAATGGTGTTACAAAATCCATCTTTGGGTCTGCAATGCATTTCTCTCTTGAAGATGGAGTTATACCGCTTTTAACCACTAAAAAAGTAGCCTGGAAGACCTGCTTAAAAGAACTTTTGTGGTTCATTCGCGGGCAAACTGATGCCGCAATTTTGCAAAAGGATGGAGTGAAAATTTGGGATGCAAATGCATCTCGTGAATTCTTGGATTCACGCGGTCTTTATGACAATGAAATCGGTGACTTAGGACCTGTTTATGGGCATCAATGGCGACATTTCAATGCACAATATATTGACTGTGAATGTGACTATACTGGCCAAGGAATTGATCAACTTCAACAAATTATTGATTGCTTGAAAGATCCTGAAAAAAGAAATAGTCGGCGTTTAGTAATGAGTGCTTGGAATCCATGCCAATTAGATGAAATGGCACTACCACCTTGCCATGTTCTTTGCCAATTCAATGTATCTGAAGGAAATAAACTGTCCTGTTCACTTTATCAGCGCAGCGGAGATGTGGGATTAGGTGTACCTTTCAACATAGCATCCTATAGTTTTTTGACGCATATTTTAGCAAAACATTGTGGTCTAACTGCATATGAATTTGTTTATAATTTGGGAAATTCACATATTTATGAAGATCACATTGAACCACTTAAGTCCCAGATTGAGAGAGAACCTTATGAATTTCCAAAAATTATTGTAAAAAATTTGAGAGAAAATATCAATGATTATAATTTAGAAGATATTGAAATTACAGACTATCAATTTCACGAACAAATATTTATGAAAGTTGTCGCGTAATTAACTTAAAAAGTTAATGTTAAATAGAATTAATAATGAGCGCAAACAGAGCAAATGCAGCTGCTAGAAATAGACGTGCTGGTGGGGCAGAGATGCCTCCACCTCAACAGCAGAACAATGGTCGTCCTGGACAAAGACCTGGACAACAAGCTCAGTCACAGGCACAACAAAATCCGAAAATCTCTGTTTCCGATGCTATTGGTCTGGTTTCATTGAGAATTGGACGTCTTGAACAGTTTATGTATAAGATCAATAATGAAGGTATGCCTTCTGATGAATCAGAATTGAATCTTGGAGATAATGATCGCATTGTTGACGAAGATGTATTTAGAAGCATTGTTTCCAGAATTGAATCTCTTGAACAAAAGTTAGTTTCAACTCAAAACTCATCTAATAATTTTGCATCATCACTTACTGCTGATCATCCTCTTATCAAAGGTCTATCTGAAAAACAAACTCAGCAACAACTTAGTATTTATGAGGTGAAAGACCTTATTTTGAAAATGCAGTCATTTGCAATGGAAACCAGCACGAGTTTGAAAGGTCTTATTGAACAATACGAATCTGACAAGATGTTTTATGAAGAACAAAATAATAATGGATTTTTAGAATCTAACAATATGAATTTTGCGGTGGAAAGTGAAGTTGTTGATGATAATAATCTAACAATTGACGGTGAAACATTGAAGGAACTTATTAAGCAGGAATTATCTAACGATTCGGTTTAAATATATACTACTTCAAATTAGTTTAATATTTATTATATTTCTAATAATAAATATTAAAAATGTCTTGTGTAGATAAAACAATGTTAACCAGTGAAAAAAACGAAAATGATCAACCTCAAATATGCAAAGATGCACTTGTTCACTTTTGTGATGAAAAACATAAAAATATAAAAACAAGTGCTATCAAAAAATATAACATTCTTCTTGAACCACGTGAAATTATTAGTAACTTGTCTTTTATACAAGGAAAAAATAATATATTATTAGACTACAGATATTTTAAATGTTTTGTTCCTGAACAAGACTATGATAATGTATTTCAGTATTTCTTCAACTTAATTAAAAAAGTCTTAGAAAAAAACGATTCATTCAATATTCACGTTTATATCAAGTCATTGGCTATATCTGATCTTGACAAGTACTATTCATTTATATCCAAAATTTCGCAAATTATGAAAGACGCGTTTCCTGATAAGTTAGGTAAATGTTATATTTACAATGCATCTTTCATTTTTGCACAGTTAGTCAAAATCATTGCGAAATTTGTTGATAAAAAGACTCAGGAAAAAATTCAGTTGATTGATGAATAAACTTATTGTTTTTGCTATAAAAAAAATAATTGAGTAAATGGATATTATTATAAATAAATAAATCATCTTAGAAAGTTTATAGAAAAATGAGAATCCAGGCTCCCCATTTTTATCCATATTTAAAATTTTAAATATGGCTATTAATAAATATTTCAAATTCAAAAAACTTTTCCAACTATTAAAATTTTCTGTTTCATAAAATAGTTGATAACAAAGAGGATCTTTGTAAATATACCTAGTTGTGTATTGACAATAGAAATTTGTATACAAATCCCAATCATTTATTGTATCTTGTGGGTCTTTTATATCTAAAATATTTTTTCGGAACTGTTTTGAATAAATAGATGAATGTGTTCCAGTAGTTATAAAAACCTTTGAATGATTTTGAAACAATGAAGGCAACTGTAGGTATGGTACTGTTCCTAATAAATAAATAAAATTGTTATTTTTTGATGATTGTGTATTTATAAATTCAGTAAGTTGATCTATGACTTCTTGATCTTTTATCTTTTTATTGAAAATAAAATCATCTTCCAAAATAAGAATATTGTTGTAGTCTTTTTCTTCTGCATTCTTGAATATTTGTATATAACAGTCTATCAAGTCGCAAACAGGAGTTTGGGCTCTTAACTTTTTTTTACACTTATTGAATCCTTTATTGTTTAAAATAATAGTTTTTTGGGTTATATTATAGAGTTTCATCTGGTTGATTATATTACTTCTTCTCTCTTTGTTACCTTCTAAATGAATAATATAGGTTGCATCAATACATTTATCTAAAAGTCCGGATTTCTTTTTAATTTCTTCAAAAAAATATAGATCACTTGAGTTGTCTTTATCTTTTTTTGATTTGTTCTCTTTTTTTGCATTCTTGTCTTTTTTATTACTTTTATCCATGTTCATTTAGTATTTTAAAAAAAAATTGAAATAGAAACGTTAAAGTTTATTTGATTTACACTATCCAAACGAAAATGCCAAGAAACCAAGGAAACCCATTTATCTTCTATATATTCATGTTGCCATTGTTCTTGGTTATGTTGAAGAGATTCACTAGAAACTACAGAGTAAATAATTCAACTAGAATTCCTCTACCTATGCGTGTACCTGTACCTGTTCCTATCCCTCTTCCTATCCCAGTGAAAGAGCCAAAGAAAGACTTTCTCATAATGGAAGATTGGAATACAATTATCAAGCCAGAAAATTATGTACAACCTGAGAATTTCTTGCTCACACCTGAACAGAACAAGGCGCATTGGTATGCTTTCTTGATACAGTAAAAATCAAATAACAAATAACAAATAACAAATAACAAATAACAAATAACAAAGAAAAATACTTAAATCTTTACAAATATGTTGTATTATGAAGCTTTCACTTAAAGATAAATCCAAGAAAGAGACATTTATTTCTCTATTTCAACTTCTTAAAACCGCCGCATCAGTTATTTGTATTAATTTCAACAAGGATCATATTTATATTCAAGGTATGGATAAGTCTCATATTTGTCTCTTTGATATAAAAATTTTTTCTTCATGGTTTGATCTCTATGAAGTTCTTGATGATGATGAATCTGCAATTTGTGTAAGTAGTCAGTTCTTTCATAATATTCTTTCAATGACACAAGAGAAACACGAATTGAAAATTCATTATGAAGGTAATCCGGATTCCATATTTATTGACTTGGTCTGTGATTCTGACGGAGGAGACTATAATAAATATTTCAAGTTGCCTCTTACCGATTTTGAACCTGAGATTCTGAATGTTCCTGAAGTAGAATACGATGCCGAGTTTTCTATTAGTGCCAAGAAGATTTGTGAGCTTTGTAACCAGCTATCAATCTTTGGTGAAATTATGAATGTGAAATGTAATGAAGACAAGATTGACCTCGTCTCCACTGGTGTAGGAGGTGAAATGGCAGTGAATATCCCAATTGATGATTTGAATGAATTCAGTATAAGTGAAGGTGAATTTATTGATCTCTCTTACAGCTTGAATTATATAAGCAAAATGTGCTTGACTTCCAAGTTATCTTCTGAAGTGGCATTTTCTATTAGTAAACATTATCCACTCAGAATCAAATACGACCTTGGTTCAGAAAGCTATGCAATGTTCTATATGGCACCAAGAATTGATGAAGACTAGTTGGTTGGGATTGATCTCGCCTATAAGCGTATAATTAATAAAAATTTATTATAAAATTTTATTAGTTATCAGTGATGTTAAAATTATTTATTGCATTTTTTGTATTTTGCATTGTTTTATTCATTTACTTACACGTCCAATTCCATATGAAAACAAGCGATGACCTTG